ATCTGTTGAATCGAATATAATACCTGGTTCAAAATCAGAATCATCTGTTGAATCGAATATAATACCTGGTTCAAAATCAGAATCATCTGTTGAATCGAATATAATACCTGGTTCAAAATCAGAATCATCTGTTGAATCGAATATAATACCTGGTTCAAAATCAGAATCAGAACCATCAGTTGAATCAAATGAAAAACCGGATATAGTCTTTAAAGATAAAGATAATGGAATAACTGAAGTAAAGGCTAAAAACAGTGAACTACAAATTATTCCTAATCCAAAACCAATTTTAAATCCGGAAAATAAAATAGCTTTGCCTTCAACAAAGAAGACAATACAGGTCTCAAATAAAATAGAAGGTAAAATAGAAAATAAAGTACATGATATAACTGGTATGAAATTAAAATATCCAAATCCATTTTCAAAACGCATTGAAGACAGAATGCCTAATTTATTTGTAAAAAGTAAAGACGATAAGATTGATTTATATACAAGAATGTGTCCATTTAACTTGGCTGCTAGACGTCAACCTATTATTTTAACTAGTCAAGAAAAAGAAAAACTTGTATCAGAACACGAAGATATATATATGAAAGATGGAAAAGTAAAAGAGTCAGAATTTATTGAATATGGAACTGACCCAAATGATGAATCCAAGAAATTTTTCTTTACTTGCCCTCGTTTTTGGTGTTTAAAAACAAACTCAGCTGTCACTGAACAAGACATTAAAGATGGTAAATGTGGACCAAAAGTAGATAATATAGAGGACGCAATCATTCCTAAAAAAGCAGAAGTTGTGCCAAAGGATAGATATGTATACCGATTTTATGAGGATGATGCTGAAAATTTTCCTGGATTTCATAAAGAAAAAATGCCTGATGGGTCTTGTATTCCGTGTTGTTATAGTAAATGGTCAACAACTGAAATGAAATCTCGTAGAGATATTTGTCAAGGACAATTTAAGAAAGGGGATAACAAAAGTGCTCAAGCCTCTTTAACTGAGGGTGAATCTATTGAAGAGGATATAAAACGAAATGTTCAAGAATCTGAGAATTACGTAAAGGGCCCCGAAAAATATCCTCTAGGTGAACATAGATGGGGGTTTCTACCAATTGGTGTTCAAAAATTCCTTCATGAAGTAAATTCAGAATGTCAGCTTAGTAAAACAAATATGTCTATAAAACCAAATCATACATGTTTACTTAGGCATGGTGTAGAAAACAATTCAAATCAGTCTTTTATAGCATGTATAGCTAGTGCTTTATTTTATGGTCAAGAACCAAATAGTGGACAAGAAGAATTGGGTAAGGCAACTAAAAAGACGGGAAAAAAGATAGCAAAGGCACAGGCATTATCTAGCAGTCCTAGAAGCGTGGTACCATCTATTAAAGAAATGAAAGATATTATAATTAAAGCTATTGATATAGATAAGTTTATTACTTATCAAAATGGCGACCTAATAACATCATTTGCCAATCCAAAATTAGAGACAGAAACACATGTAAATATTAATAATATACGATTACCAAATGGTAGTACAAATTCTAATACAAAATTTAAAAATGGTGATAAGATTGAATGTAATTATCATGGATTGAAAAAATGGTATCCGGGAATTATAATTCATGTAAATCGCAATGGAACATATGATGTAGCATATGATAAAATAAAGGTCAATATTGAAGATTATTCTGAGACAAAATTATACAAAAAAATACAAGAAGTTGAATATTCCAAGATTGTTTCTGTAAAAGAAGATGAACACTTAGAAGAAGATGAACACTTAGAAGAAGATGAACACTTAGAAGAAGATGATAGTTTAGAAAAAAAATATAATTGGTCTTTTTTGGAAAGGGTCGCAGAAGCTTTTGAAAACTTTAAATTATTTTTGTCTGACCCAACAATTATGATAGATTACACATATTTATGGGATATTATATGTACCAAAAATCCTTTGTTGTTTCCCCACGGAATAAACCTAATTATTTTGGAAATGCCTGAAGATGACAGTAGCAATAATATTGACCTTGTATGTCCTACAAATCATTATTCAAATAATGCTTATGATTCTAGGAAAAAAAGCATATTTTTGGTTAAGAGAGAGAATTGGTTTGAACCAATATATTCATATCGGAATACTAATAGCAAACAAATAATATCTTCAACATTTGATGAAAATGATAGTAAACTAAATGACGTTTTTATAAAGGTTATTCATCCTACGCTTGGTGAAAAATGTCGTGCTGTTTTTAATCGGCAAAATGAGTATAGATTTGAACAAGCCCCTTTGTTATATGACCGAATTGAAAGTTTAATAAAATATAAATACACAATTAATAATCAGGTTCTTAATTTTCAAGGCAAAGTTATTGGCATATTAGTGACTAGTCCTACTGGATTAAATGGGTTTGTTCCTTGTTATCCATCATCATTAGATGAAGCATATGACTATGTTTATATTACAGACAATATTTGGAATTCATATGATGAAACTTTGAGATTTTTAAAAGAATTCCAATCATATATTTACAAAGAATTAAAGAGTCGAAAGGCAATTCCAGATGATAATTTTTTTTATCGTGTTACAGATGGTGAATATGGTAATGTGGTAATTATTGGATTTTTAACCAATACTAATCAGTTTATTCAAATTAATGAACCCATTCCTATTTCCAGTGTTGATGATGATATTAAAACAATAACTAGTAATGATACATTAATTACAGACATAAATACACTAACATCTACAAACGTTGATAATCGCAGAGTTGATTATATCAAACGAATTAATCTAGAGACCAGTTTTTATAACACATTTAGAAATACAATCCGCATATTATTCAATGATTATTCAAATAGTGATAAAAGAAAACAAATAAAGGAAGAGTGTTACAAAAAATCTATTTTATATAAAGAACAAATAAAACGTGTTGTCCAACTATTAAAAGAGTTAGTCGATAATAATATTGAATTTATTCCCAAATTTGATTATAAAAATATTGTAGAGGATGATATACAAAGTTGCGTTAAAAGTACAACTGATACTTGTAATGTTAGTACTTCATCTATATGTAAAATTTCTAAAAATGGAAATAAATGTGTTATACAATTCCCTTTAAATAATTTAGTTTCTAATAAATCCAACGAGGAATATTATTTTGGCAGAATGGCAGATGAACTTATTAGATATAATAGAATAAAGTCATTTATATTCAAGCCCCAGGCATACTTATCTTTTGGACAAGTTAAATATAATTTAAGAGATAATGAGATTATTGTTTTACAAGATATGTTAAATCAAGAGTTTTTTGATAGTATGATACCTGCCGATATTAATAAATACGCAAAATATAATACATATGATAATGCGAATCCACTCATAACTCAAAGATATAATAATAAATATGAACTTGATGAGATTGTTAATACCACCAAAATAATCGATTGTAAACGTAATGAACCTAAACCAATAACAAATTCTACATATTGGAAAAAATGCTTTCCAAATAGTTTCAAAGAAGTAGAATATTCAAATAGTGCGTTTTGCCCGTTGTATTTGATAATAGATTTGGTTAAAGAATTTAACAATCAAGATATTACTATAGAACAAGTAAAAGAAGATTTAATTGGTGAATATAACAGACTTACTGATAATTTTACAAATATAGAAAGAGCGCAAAAAATATTTAATATTTTGACGGATGATGAATTTCAAACTGAATTAGCTAGTAACAATAATACTAAAGGTAAAGGTATGACAATCGAAACCTTAATTATTCAAGAAGGGTTTAATGCTGGTAATTTTGACTTATGGATATTGTTAAATAAATACAAAATACCGTCTATTATGATATCAAAAAAAGAATTTAAAAATATAAATAGTGATGTTATGGTTTGTTTTAAACCTGAAAATGACAGAATATATTCTATTATTTTTACACCAATATTTTATAAAAAGGAAGCTGATAAATTTAATCAATATAAACTGATAAAAGATGGAAATAGTAATATTAAAATTAATATAGCTGGTTTGAAAGAACCTGATAATAGATGTATTTCAAATATTAACAATGCTATAGAAAATTATTTTACTATTGAGTATTATTTAGATGATATTATGAATATGAAAGTTAGTAAAAAATCAAAAGCATCAGCTAAATTTATCAAAGAGGAAAGAAAAATAATGCGTAAAAGTAATATAGAGTTTTTTGAAGAAAAAGATGAACCGTCGCCTTCTGCTGTTAGTGTTATATCAAAAGGTATAAAAGTATTAGGTGATGATATTGATATTAGTTCTCTTTCTCCTTTGCCTATTCCTAGTCCTATTCCTAGTCCTAGTCCTGTTACTAGTCCTATTATAAATAAAAAAAAAATGACAAGGGTAAAAAAAACCAATGAACCTATTAAAAGTAAGGCTAATATTACTAAGAAAATTAAATCGGTAATTTTATCCGAAGAATTATAAATTAGCTAATTGAATCATCTTCTAATTCACTTGTATCATCATCATCATCATCATTTGTATATGTATCATCATCTAATTCACTTGTATCATCATCTAATTCACTTGTATCATCATGCGTCTCTTGTGTAATATAAATTAATACATCATTATTATCATTATTATTACTATCAATATTTATATTATAAAATGTTATATGTTTTGTATTAAATGAAAATGGTTTCCATTTTATGTTAAATAATAAATGTGAGTTTTTTTTATTAAACAATCTAGGAGTGGCATGATTCATTTTTCGCCCAAATGATTTATTATATTCATAAAACTTTTTAAGTTTTAAGTACAATACTTGTTTATAATTACTTATTATTTCTGTCCCTTCTATATAATAATTTGTTATATAATAGTAATACAGAAAAGGTTTAAAAATCTCAACTAATACGTCTCTAGGGAAATCTTTATGAATTCCTAATTTACGCGTATAATAATTTGAAGATAACATTTTAATTATTGATTTATATAATATGTCGGGTGATGCATTATATATATACTTTTTAATAGTTGTTTCTCTTATAAATGGCTCATTTTTTAAAGAAAATTTTTCCATGTCAAAATTAGACAAGAAATAAAGGTGAAATAATGTAGACATTAATCTTTGCGACAATTTTAATTTGAAATATATATTGTAAAGAGTGGATAAAGTAAGTAATTGATTATTATATGGATTTTTTGCCTGAGATGGTTCATGAAAGAAACTAGGCGCATGTGTTATTGACGTCTCTATTATCTTAACAATATCATTTAAACTAAATAAATATTTTGCTTTGTTCTGAATTAGTACAAATGTATTTTTGTTATTTATATCTAATGGGTTCATTGCTAAATCATCTGTTACAACTGTTTTATTTTTTCTTAAACGATAAATATGAGCTAATCTTATAAATGCATAATATATTCTTTGAGCTTTTGAAAATATATTTACCAAATAATCTTTATAACTCTTTAAAAAAATAAAACTGTTATCACTATTTAAAATAATATCAAACACCTTTAATTTGGCAATTGCTTCATTTTTAAATGGCATATATTTTGATTTTGAAGAAGAGTTAATTAAAATATTATACTCTTTATAAATTTTACAAACAATATTATAGACATAACATACTTTAATAAAGTCATATTCAGGGTTTGGTTTATTTATATTATTTGTTTTATTTATAAAATCTATTTTAAAATTTAAAGGTTCATCTGGGTACGTTGTGGTAGTACTATGAGAACATTTTTGTAATATATTAAAAAAAGTTTTCATTATAAAGTATATTTATTATAATACTTATAACTACTTATTCTTAATATATTATATTTATTTTGTATTTATTTTGTATTTATTTTGTATTTATTTTGTATTTATTTTAAAATTAAGCAAATGGATTGTAATCATTATCTCCACCCATGTCTTCAGTTTGAATATGTGTAATGTTATTATCTATTGTCAAAGTTTTAGTACTACACGAGTCATTCTGGTCTTCTAAATTACCAAATAATCCATTTTCAATGAGTTCTTCTTTATTTTCATATTCATACTTATATTTTTCTTCTAGATTAACCATTTCATTCAAATCTAATACAACTTGGAATGATGCGGTTCCAAACAATCCTTCTTGGCCACACATTACATTTGCTGAAATACCTCTCATGTTATCCAACTCTGCGTGTCTAGCTGCCTTCAAGAACATCTCCGGTGTCTCCTCAAATGATGCCTTCGCAATCGGTCCAATGTCATCGTTGTTAATACCATGTCTGAATATTGATATCATTTTGTGACTAAATGTCATTCTATCACATAATAATGCCATATGATGATAATTCAAATAAGTGCCGTCAAACTCAATCACGTCTGCTAGTTCATTGTAAATAGCTTGTCTAGCAGCTTCCATACCAAGTACATTATGTATTTCAATAATATCATTACTACTAGTTTTATTTGGGTCAATATAATCTAGACCTAATACGTCCAACAAATTTGTACCAATTGTGTCAAGAACCCAAATATCATCTTTTACATAAGAACCAGCCTTCTCAATCAAATTGTCTTTGACCTTTCTAAGAATTACCTTGTCAATATTCTTAATACCGCGAAGTACAATGTTATTCAATAATTGGTCTTGAAAATTCTTCAATATGTAAATTTGGTCACTTTGGTCTAATGGATTCAACTTTGCTTTCTTTTGTGCCTTACTAGACGCATTCTTTAGAATATTTGTCATACGAATTCTAAATACAAGTTTGTCGGCATTATAATCTGAATAGACACATGATATTTCATCTTTATATGTATTATTCAATGTAAAATGGACATCATCCATTGTAATATTCTTTTCCAACATTGTCTCGGGGTCCATTACCATACGAATAATCCATTTTGATTTTTCAGTTTCATCTGCGGCCGCACCTGCTTGTAAACATTCACCAATCAGATTCTCAAACTCTCTAAATTGAGCCATCGTAGTCTTATCCTCATCAATTAGAGTATTCATATCATCTGGGTCAAAGCAGATTTCAACTGACTTTACTACTTCCTCTAACTTTGTATGTTCCAACATATATTGAATTGTGTTTGCTTTATCCTTGTCAGTTTGGTCTTCGGGCTTCAAGTATACGGTTAGCGAAGGGTTCTTTAATGATGCGGATAACGATAGAATTTCTTCAATTCTGGGCACACCACGAGTCACATTGGACTTTGAAGCAACACCGGCAAAGTGGAAAGTGTTAAGAGTCATCTGAGTTGTGGGCTCGCCGATGCTCTGCGCCGCAATCATTCCCACCATTTCACCAGGTGCGACAATAGCGCGCTTGTAATCAAGAACAATTGTAGCCAATAATATTTCTAATGCCTTCTGATTGAAACGCTTATTCATTAGCAAATCTTTGGGCGACAAGTAGTAATAGAACAGGACCTTGAATAATTCAGTGGGTGGTGCATAATATATTTGCTGTAGCTTGGCAAATGTGTTTTCAATCATTTCGAATGCTTCAAACATAGTAATGTCTACAAGTGAGTTGGAATTTATACCTTGTTGTCCAATTGCGTTTTGAATAATGTACGAGAATGCGACAGGTACACGAACAACCTTATCCGATTTGTTGCCAAAGATGTTCTTAATAATTACATCTCGCTTCTCAATCATATACTCAGTGTAAAACTTACATTTTTCTTTTAATTCAGTATCTTGGTCTTTGTAACGTCTATAGGCACTCTTTGTAAACATACCTGACAATGATTTTGCCTTTGTTTTTGTTTCTTCAGGGACATTGTAGTGGGCATAAATATCTTGTACGCTCATTTCTACAATATGGAGCTCTTGATTTTCAACTTTGATTGTGTCAATGTTATCATCACCATAAGAGAATTGGACAATCTTGCTCTTGTTGGTTCGGATTGTCATATCATAGTTGACCATCAAATCCTCTAGTCCCTTAATAAGTCTGCGCTGGATATAACCAGTAGTAGAAGTCTTGACGGCAGTATCAATGAGACCAATACGACCACCCATAGCATGGAAGAAGAGTTCTTGAGGTGATAAGCCATTAATATAGGAACTTTCTACGAAACCACGTGCCGCCGGTGAATCATCATACTTGTGATAATGGGGTAACGTTCTGTGCTCGAAACCATATGGAATACGTTTGCCATCCACGTTCTGTTGACCAAGACAAGCTGTCATCTGTTGGATGTTAATTTCAGTACCCTTGGACCCAGCATTAAACATGATTACAAAACGGTTTTCCTTGTCTAAATTCTTGAGGGCTTCTCTGCCTGCCTCTGACTGCGCTTTACTAAGAAGGTTGTTGATTTTGGTCTCAAATTCTTCTTCATTGGACTTTCCTGAGTTGTTCTCAAATATTCCAATTTGAACCTGGTCAATTAGATTCTTGACATCGGTCTTCTTATCCGAAATAATACTGATGATTTTCTGGTTCGTCTTGTCGTCCGTAATCAAATCACTGATGCCAACACTGAACGCACTTTGCTTCATGTATTCGGTGACAATGTTCTGGATGTCGTCAACAAATTCTGCTGATGCCATATTGCCGTAATCGTTACAGACGCGGTGAATTAGACCCTTGGTACCGGAGCCTAGGATACCCTTGTCCATTTGGCCGCGGATATATTTGCCGTTGATTATTTCAATAATGTTATTTGAGCTGTCGGCTTTTTCAGTCTCTCCGTTAAACTGTTTGTTCTTCACTTTCAAGGACATTGGCGGCAAGATTTGCGACATTATTTCAAAATTTGAGATTCTTTCGTTGCGCTTCTTATCACTTGTAAATGGTTTGACGCGCTTGAACATCATAAGTAAATTCATCGCGTCTTTCTGTGTAAAGTTTATGTTCTCTCTTGTAAATCTGTAGCAACCAAGCATGGAATCCTGATAGATGCCGATAATTGATGCGTTGTTGCCTGGACTGATTATCTGGTATGGCACTGCGGCCAAATTCTTTAGTTCCGCTTCGGACTCTGGGTCCTGCGGCATATGTAA